TCAAGAGAATAATTCTCTGACACGTTGACCTTGCTCTTTTTTGTGTTCATCAAGTAAATGTGTATAAACTTCAAGTGTTATGGATATGTTTGCGTGTCCTAATCTTTTACTAATATATTCAATAGATATTCCTTTGCTAATAAGATAACTAGCATGTGTATGTCTTAAAGAGTAAGGTGTTATTTCATCGTTTATGTTGAATTCCATTTTTGCCTTATTAAACACTTTTGATATAGCGTTGTGTGAAAGTCCAAACAAATCGCCATTTATTTTTTGCGGATGTTTTGAAATTGCTTTTTTAATATAATTTAAGTCACTATCAGATACTTCTATTTCTCTGTCTGCGTTTTCTGTTTTGGTTCCAGGTAAATGAATTAGACCAGGTTTGTAGTATAAATCCTTATAAGTCATTCTATTCACTTCTGAAAATCTTGCACCAGTAATTAGCAAAATATATAACATAAGTGTACTTTTATCAGTTTTTCGTTTGAAGTGTTTTCTTAATTGCTCATACTCTAATATCGTAAGAAACTTCACACTTTCTTTTTTAGGCAATTTAGTACCTTTATAATTCACTTTATAAGTAGGGTCTTTTTTTAAATAACCATCGTATATAGCGTCTTTTATACAACTAGATATATACAAGTGTACTTTTCTAACTGTTTCTGATGTTCGTCCATTGGAGTAATTAGATATAAATTTTTGATATTCGTTTCTTGTAATATTCTTAATTAGTATATTTTGTCCGAAATGATCTAAAAATAAATCTAGTGCATGCGAATACCAATATTGTTGCTTTTCTGAAAGTTTATCCTTTCCATTCGCTATTATCCAGTCGTTGAAGTATTCTTCGAATGTTTTATTATCTTCTATTTTGTTTCCGTCTTCTAAATCTCTAATTAATTGTTGTGCTGCGTTAGTAGCTTCTGCTTTTGTTTTAAATCCAGACTTACGCTTTTTACCAGATTTAAAACTAGCGTCTTTCACATCATATTGCCATGAGGTAGATGTTTTATTTTTTCGTTTTGTAACTGTAAATGTTGCCATATTTGTTGATTCCTCCTAAAAAAGATAAAAATATATAGGGCATAGATAAATGCCCTTAACATTATTTTTCGCTTTGACGCATTACGGGGTGTATAAAACTACTTTCAGCATGTGTTTCGATAGTTCCTGGCAAAGTAGTTAGTGCGTCTTTATTCATTGAATTTATAGTATCTTTGTCCCATCTACTACTCATAACCATTTTTTCTTCGTCTTTCATCCCATCGTTTAATTCATGGTACACATAAATGTCTGCGCTATTTACATCAATATTCGCTTTTTTAAGTGCATATAATGCTTCGGCAGTGCCCATTCTGAACCCTCTAGATGTTGATTTATCACTTAAACTTGATTTACCATCTAATTCTATAGTTACATCTGAAGATCCTACGCCAAAATCAACGTTTTTAACATCTGTAGAATGCACTTCTTTCTTTAATTCCTTATTAAGCTTTTCTTCATCTGTCAGTGGCTTTTTAGTTTCTTCTTTCTTTTTAGTATCTTCTTTAGCATCTTTTTCCTCTTTAGAGTCTTGTTTGCTTTCTTTTTTCTCTTGTTTAGTAGCAGTTTTTTTCTTTGGTTCTTCTGATTCTGTATTTTCGGAATCAGTAAAAATGCTCCCAATGCCACCGATAAGTAACAATATTATAATCCCACTCCAAATTTTGTGTTTCTTAATCCAATTAAAGATTTTATTGCCTTCATTGTTGGATGGTTCAAATTTTTGCGGGTTAAACTCATGGATGATTTTTCTTTTTTCTTCCACTGGTTTTTTCTTGTACTCTCGTTTTTCTTCTTTCGATAGAGTTTTTAAATAATCTCCTTCTACCATAGTTTCCTTAAAGGTAAGGGTGTCTTGCTTTGCCATTATACATTCTCCTTAATAATAAAATTAATCTATATTAATCAACCTAGATTTGAGTAGACGTATATAACTATACGTATCAAGGATGAGTTAATCCATTTTTTTAATATGCAAAGGTTCAAATTGAATATAATACCCATCGTATTTTACATAATTTCCAAATTGTTTTTTATAATCTTCTATAGCTTCATAGAAATAAGATCTATCAATTTGCATAGTTAAACACATTGCATATAAATCTCCCCAAGTTCCATCCTTATAACATTTAATTAGTTTTTCTAATGGTATAACTAATTTGAATCCAAAGCGTCTCGCTTTTAATTCTTGTCTAGCAGCATTAATGTTATCTTCTTTTGAATAGGCACCTAAAATATTTCCATACGATGTTTCATGATGTCCTAATTCTTCAGCCAACACCCCATTCTGAACATAATGATCATAATCATCATTTAAAATCACTAACCCATTAGGCAAGTAACTATTTCTTTTATAATAACCCTTGATTTTCTCCACAGGAAATTGTGTTTCAACCACATTTAGATTTTCATAGTTGCTTAATAATTCTTCTCTAGTTTGCAATGCAATCAACCCCTAAAACACTTACTTTTTGTATTTTTTCATAAACTCTCTAATTTCTTTAATTTCTTCTTCAGTTAGGTCGTCATCAGAATGAGCAGCTTCTACTTCTTCGAATTCTGTACCTAAATTAAATAAATAATCAACAGTGACACCGATACCTTTAGATACAGCAATCACATTCTCGATTTTCGCTCCTTCGAAGTTTCTTTCCAACATAGAACGTAAAGTTGTGTAGCTAACGCCGATTTCTTTTGCAAATGATCGTGTATTGTAGCCCATTTCTTTGATTTTTTCTTCTACAAATTCGCTTCTATTATTCATGGTAAGTCCTCCGTTGTTTGTACGACATTTCGTATTTTATAGTTTCAGTATACATGCATTTAAATAGGAAGTAAAGTAGTTTTTTACGAAAAATCGTATTTTTTTAAATAAAATAGTTGCATATGTACGATTAATCGTATATAGTATTACTTGTAGATACGAAGCGTCGTATATAGATACAAAACATCGTATTTTTGGAGGTGATCGTATTGTATCCAAAACTTTTAACAGCGATGAAAAAACACAACATCACAGATAAAGATATAGCTAGGGTTTTGAACATCCCTTATACAACAGTAAGGGATAGAACGAAAGGGAAATATTCATTTACTTTTGAACAAGCTATTCTCATTAATAAAAAGTTATTCCCTGGCTATATTTCAGAAGAATTATTCGAACCTAAAGAATAAACAAAGTTCAGCACTCACATAGAGCATTTATGAGCGAGAGTAGGCGACGATATGAGCCACACCATAATACATATAAGGTCATTGCCAAGATTGAATGTTGTATGTGGGTGCTGAAAGAAAAGGAGGAAATCAAATGCAAGATTTACAAAACAAGCCGAACATATCACAAATGTTCAATATTCAAGAAAAAGAAAATGGTGAAATTGCAATTAGTGGTCGTGAATTACATGAAGCGTTAGAAATCAAAACACAATATACAAAATGGTTTGAGCGAATGACTGAATATGGTTATCAAGAAAATAATGATTATATAGCTATTAGTCAAAAAAGACTAACAGCTCAAGGTAACGTCACTACTTATGTTGACCACGCACTAACAATAGATACTGCAAAAGAAATTGCAATGATCCAACGTAATGAAATTGGTCGAGCAGTTAGACAACACTTCATAAGAATTGAAGATGCTTGGAACAGTCCAGAAATGATAGTTGAGCGAGCTTTACAAATTCAGACTAATAAAGTGGAAAAGTTAGAAGCACAAGTTGAAGAAAATAAACCTAAAGTATTATTTGCAGATTCAGTAATCGGTAGTCAAAGCTCGATTTTAATAGGTGAATTAGCAAAGCTTCTTAAACAAAATGGAGTGAATATAGGTCAAAACAGATTGTTCGAGTGGTTGAGAGAAAATGGCTATCTCATCAAACAAAAAGGTGAGAACTATAATTTGCCAACACAACGTAGTGCAGATTTAGAAATCATGGATATTAAAAAACGCACGATCAACAATCCAGACGGTTCAAGTCAAATTACAAGAACGACAAAAATCACTGGAAAAGGTCAGCAATATTTTATTAATAAATTTTTATCAGAATAGGAGGAAATTGAAATGGAATTTATTGGATTTGCAGACGCAAAAGAATTTATAAAAGTCAGTGGTATCTCAAAAAATGATTTAGAAAAACACGTTTATTCAAACGCAGAATTTCAAAAAGAGTGTATGTATCGTTTTGGTAAAGGTAACAAACGTTACGTAAAGATTAGACCGGCAATTGATTTTATAGAATCAAATATTTTTGTAAAAGAAACGAATTTATAAGGAGGTGAGTATATGAACGGTATTCTATCAGTTTTAACATCAATTTTAACAATGATGCTTTCATTAGTATTTACGAATGACTTCGCTCATTTAACAGTAATATACTTTGCAACATTCTTCGTAGCATATCTTTGGTTCTGGCCAGAGTTTTTCAAGGCAATAAAAAAGACCGCTAAGCGCGCCAACGCTTAACAGTCGAAAGATTTATTAATTTAAATGTACTTCAAATATACACAATCTTAGGGGGATTAGTCAAATGCATAAACACAGATTGTTAAATATTGTAACAGATTTAAATATCAAATTAGCTCATTCAGATATAGAGGGTCATGTAATATTCAAGCAATTTGATGGTTCAGAACTTGGTGTAGCATTCACACATTTTAGTGACTATTACGAAAAAGGTTATGCATCAATGTACATCTTTGACCATCACACAGTAGTTGATGCTTTAGAAATATTCAACGATATTAAGCAAATAATGGCTGGTGAAAGGTTGGTTACAGATGAAAGAAACAGTGACATATCTAATCAAGCATAAGACATTGCCAATATATGTAACGAACAAGCCAAGTGATAACAATCCAGAAATAAGCTACTCAACACAGTTTAGTAGAGCAAGAGAGTATAACGGACTTGATGAAGCAACAATTGATATGACTAATCACATAGCGATTAAGCATACACATACAGAAGATGATAAATACGAGGAGGTCGCATTGGATGAGTGAAGAATTAAATATATATCAGAAAATAGCTGATGTAAAAGCCAATATAGACGGTTTTACTAAAGATACGAAAGGTTACAACTTTTCCTACGTGTCAGGTTCACAGATATTACATCGTATTAGAACAAAGATGATTGAGCATAACTTGTTATTAGTACCTAGCACTACTAATGAAAAATGGACTACACACACATATAAAAACAGAAAAGGCAATGAAGTCGTGGATTTTGTAGTAGAGATGGACTTGAATTACAAATGGATAAATGCTGATAAACCGGAAGAACAACTGGATATAAGTTATCACGCGTTTGGACAACAAAGTGATATTTCACAAGCACATGGTACGGCTTTAACTTATGCAGAACGTTACTTCTTGATGAAATTCTTCAATATACCAACGGATGAAGATGATGCAGACGCGAAAGAAAAACAAGATAAGTATTCGAAAGTGGACCCTAAGATAAAAGAGCTTTTAGAAGATGAGATAAATGATTTTATCAACGAAGTGGAACGAAATAACAAAACTGAAGAATTCAAAGGGAAAATAAGTTTCTTACAAAATATGAATATAGATGAATTGACCAATGAGAAAATTAATAAAAGCAGAAAATCCATCCAAACATGGTTAAAGGAGATTGAATAAATATGACAAATGTATTCGCATTTACAGGACGTATTACTAAGGATTTAGAGGTTAAAGAGGTTAGCAATAACATGAAAGTATTGAACTTCTCAATAGCAGTAGATAATCCATATAAAAAAGATGATGTTTCATTCTTCGACATCGTAGCATTTGGTAATAAAGCAGAAAACACTGCGAAGTATTGCGGTAAAGGGTCGAAAGTTGCAGTAGATGGAAGTGTTAAACAAGAGCGTTTCACTGACAAAGAAGGTAATAACCGTTCGGTAGTTAGATTTAACGCTAATAACATTGAATTTTTAGATAGTAAAGGTCAATCAAACGGACAATCTCAACAACAAAATGGTCAAGCAAAATCACAACAAGCACCAGCTAAAGATAATCCTTTCGCTAATGGTAATAATGATATTGATCCAGATGATTTACCGTTCTGATTGGACTGATTAAATGCCAATTATTAAAAACTACATCCAACAAGATGATGGCACAATAACTGCTGTCATCGAGGGTGTAACTTTAGAAAACAAAAACTTCTTACTGTTAGATAACGGACTAGAAGTAGAGTGCGATGTAATTGTGAGTGATCCATACAAGATAACAGATAAACAACGTAGAAAAGTGTTCGCTATGGTACGAGATATATTCAACCACTACGGACAGCCAATGGATTACTTAAGGTATATGTTTCAAAAACAATTAGAGTTTCTCAAAGGCTATCAGCCTATTTCGTTAAGTGACTGTAGCAGGAGGCAAGCAAGTGAATTAATCGAGTTAATACTTGATTTTATATTCACTCATAACGTACCTATGAACAAAGCTACTAGCGACCTTATGAGCAACGATAAGTATTTCCTATATAAATCTACCACTAATAGAACTTGTGTCATATGTGGTGCTCCAAATAGCGATTTAGCACATTATCAAGCAGTAGGTAGAGGACGAAACAGAAACAAGATTAATCATTATGGAAACAAAGTGTTAGCACTATGTAGAAAACATCACAACCAACAGCATGACATGGGTATGAGTAGTTTTAATAAACTACATCATTTAGAAAACGCTTGGGTGGATGTAGATGAGAAGTTAAACAAGATGTTGAAAGGAGAGCATGTAGGTGGCAACATTTAGAGTTTATAAAGAGAGTGGAAACTTTGTAACGGTTCATAAGAATTTTATACACGATCCCAATATAAGTTGGAAAGCTAAAGGAATATTACTTTATTTACTTAGTCGACCAGACGACTGGCAAGTGTACGAGAAAGAATTGGAAAAGCATAGCCTTGATGGCAGAGATAGTTTGAAGAATGGAATCAAAGAATTAGAAACGGCAGGTTACATTGTTAGAACGCGTAAACGTGATGACAAAGGGCGTCTAAGAGAATATGAATACTCCGTTTATGAACAACCTAACCAGAACGGATTATCCAACGTAGGATTATCCAACGTAGGAAAAACCAACACAGGATTATCCAACGTAGGAAAACCCGTCTCTACTAATAATGACCTTACCAATAATGATTTAACTAATAATAACAATACTAATAATAACGGTAGTAGTGAACAGCCATCGCCGTTTGATTTTTATCAAGAAAATGGATTTGGAATGCTTAAACCTTTTGTAGCAGAACAGATTAATTATTGGATAGATGATTTCAAAGAGAATGGTAATCAAATTGTTAATGAAGCTATGAAAGAAGCAGTTAACAATAATGTTACAAATTGGAACTACGTGAATACAATACTAAAAGCTTGGTACAACGATGGTGTTAAAAGCTTAGAAGATATTAACGCAAGAAATAACAAACGTTCAAGTAAAAATAAAGTGTTAGCAGGGCAAGATCAATTAGAAAGAATGAAACATGACCCTAGTTATTGGGATTAGGAGTGATTAAATGAAACGTATGTTAAGCCCTAGAATAACGGAAACACTTAAACAATACGAAGCAAACAATGTAGAGAAAGGACTGTATTGCGAAAGATGTGGTAACAAATATGATTTGCACACATTTAGTAGTGGCTATGAATATCGTGATGGTTGTGAGTGTAGCATGATTGCAGCAGGCAAAGAAGCAGAGAACAAACGTAAGCAGAAAGCAATCAATAATATATTTAATCAATCTAATGTTAACTATTCATTACAAGAAGTCACAGTGAACAATTATCAACCACAAAATCAATCACAAACAGATGCTAAACAAACAGCTATAGAGTACGTTAAAACGTTTTCTATTGATAAACCTAAGTCATTAATCATGCAAGGATCATATGGAACAGGCAAATCACACCTTGCGTATGCAATTGCTAAAGCAGTTAAAGCACAAGGATATTCCGTAGCATTTATGCACATACCAATGTTAATGGATCGTATCAAAGCTACTTACAATAAAAATGCAGTTGAAACTACAGACGAGTTAGTCAAATTACTTAGCAGCATAGACTTGCTTGTACTAGACGATATAGGTGTAGAAAACACAGAACATACATTAAACAAACTATTTAGCATAGTTGATAACAGAGTAGGTAAAAATAACATATTCACTACGAACTTTAGTGATAAAGAATTAAATCAGAACATGAATTGGCAACGAATCAATTCACGTATGAAACATAATTCACGCCAAGTGAGAGTGCTTGGTGATGATTACAGGGAGAGAGACGCATGGTAACTAAACAATTTATTAAACAAAATCTTGGTTGTTCAGATATATACGCACAGAAACTAATTAACTACGCTCACGGAGACGAGAAAGTATTGTATGAACTATTTATCCAAAAGTTAAATGAAAGACGTACACGTCAAGCTATTTGCGAGGTGGGATAAATGGGATTGAGTCAGAGATACACGTTAAAGGATAAAAATTCAAAAGTTGTAGCGACAGTTATTCCACTAGATAGAAACAGAAATAGTGTAGCTGGATTGAAAAAGTCGTTAGGAATTGATGAAGATATCGTAACTGACGAAAGATTAGATGAAATCAAGCGTATATATAACCTGAATGACAAAGAACAAACAAGTATATTTGATTATCTGTAGGAGTGAATAAATGAAACGTATAGAGCTAGCAATAGATGCACCAATGGCATCGCCTAGACCAAGGTTTAGGAATGCAGGTAAATATGTTCAAACGTATATGCCTGCTAAATATACAAACCATAAGAGGATGTTAAGAAAGCAGATGCCTTACATGATGATAGACAAACCTATTAGATTAACAATCGAGTTTCATTTCCCTTTGCTTAAGTCATGGAGTAAGAAGAAACATGTAGCTATGGTAGGCCAATATAAGAGAACCAAACCAGATATAGATAATCTAATTAAAACAGTATTAGACGCTGGAAATGGTCATGTTTGGCAAGATGATAATCAAATAGTAGAGATTAGAAGTTTTAAAAAGTACGCAGAAACTCCTAAAGTGATTATGGAATTAGAGTACTGGAGTGATCTAAGTGAATGATGAAACAACAATTACATTAAAAATCAAAGTAGAAGTGGAACAAGAGGTAACTGTGCCTGTGAAAGCTAACTATGATTTAGAAAGTATTAAGGAACGTGAAGCAGATAAAGCATATGACAAGTATGTAAATAACCCAGAAAGACTAGGGTTTGAAGATATTAAATTCAAGGACGTATCAGACGTACAAGTTAAAGATTATTAGGAGGACGAGAAAAATGATAACAATAACTGCTAACGGTGTTGAATATGACATTATGGGCGAAAACTTTAAATCTATGGAACGTAATGGATTATCAACTGAAGGTATTAGAAATCACATAATTAGAAATTGGTCTTTAAACGAGGCGTGTCATGTTCCTAAAAGAATGAATATAGATGAATATAGAACATTACAACAAACATTGATTAAGGAAGAAGATACTTCCGAAGCGAAAGCGAGATATAAAGAAGAACGTTTAAGAAAACAAAAACCTCATTTATTTAATGTAGAACAACAACATAGCGAAAGTAAATATGCCAAGTATTTATGGAATAGTTATAAATTTAAGTGTGCAGAGGTGGCTGAATAGATGCGAATAGATCAATTAGATATTTGTTACACAGTTTGGTTTATTAAACCTGGTGGACAGCTTTCTGAATATGGAATAGTAAAAGAATTAATATTTAATGACGGAAACCCAATAGCAGTTATTGAAATGGGAGAATTCACAAAAGAAATTGACGATACTTACGATATAGCGATAGGAGAGATAGGCAATGCAAAATACATTAGGTGATTTAAACAATCATTTATTCGCACAACTTGAAAGATTAAATGATGAAGAGATTAAAGGAGATGACTTAAAAGAAGAAATAGAACGTTCAAAAGCAGTATCAAATATTGCAAAAGGGATTATAGATAATGGCAACCTTGTACTGCAAGCACAGAAATTTGCAGATGACCAATTAGATGCAAATGGTGAAATGCCTAAACTATTGAACGGTGGTGCATGACATGACACATATTTGGACAGAGGAAGAAAAGCAATTTCTTAGAGATAACATACAAGGGACTCCGATTCACGATTTAACAAAATTATTTAATGAACATTTTGACTCCGATATGACATACACGCAGATAAGAGCTACAACAAAACGCTTGAAATTAAAATGCGGTGTGTCAGCGCGATTTACCAAAGGTCATGTTACATGGAACAAAGGCATACCGATTTATAACAAGAAATGCGAAAAGACACAATTCAAAAAAGGTAATAAACCTAAAACTACTTTGCCTATAGGTGCTGAACGTATCAATAGTTATGGATATGTAGTAATAAAAGTTTCTAATGAAGGTGGATACAACCATAGATGGAAATTGAAACATAAATTTATTTGGGAAGAAAAGTACGGTAAAGTGCCACCTAAACATAATTTAATATTCTTAGATGGAGATAAGACTAATAATGATTTGTCTAACATAGCACTAATAAAAAGAAGTGAGTTAGCAAGATTGAACCATCAGAACTTGATATACAGTGACGCAGAATTAACTCGGACGAGTATTAATATAGTTAAGATACAAAATAAGGTTGCTGAGCGTAAGGAATGATTCTATCCAACACTATCAACATACGTTACAAATATAAAACTGGTGGGATGAACACAAAAGAAATGGCACAGTTATTAAAATATTATCGACTTAAAGGATTCTTGAAATCAGTAAATACTAACAGCTTTATTGTAGCAGTGTTGCCAGAGGATAAAGCACATAACAGGAAGGCAATAAATGAGTTGAAAAGGAGTGATGGCGAATGAGTATAAGTAAAAAGAAATATGAAAAATTAAATAATGATTTAGTAGATGCTAAAGCAAAGGCGTTTGATGATGTTAAAAAAGCATTGGATGACGAAAATAAAATAATGAGATTAAGTTTACAAATAAAACAACAACGCGACCAATACAAATCAGAACGCGACTCCCTAATCGATGATATAGCAGTCATACGTGCCAATAATGAGAGGTACAGAAAGAGAGCAGAAAACGCAATGGATTATGCGGAACGTTCTCAATGTGAAGTAATGAGGTTGGAAGGGGAAAATGAGAAACAACTAGAGCTACTCAAAGATTTTAGCAAATTCATTAATTATAAGTTAATTGTTAGTCCTGCTAGTGATACCTATAAACACTATAGAAGTGAATTAGATAAGTTGGGGGTTAAGTAGATGAAAGAAGAAATTGAAGTAACAGTAACTAAACCACTGACTGAATTACAGATAATAAAAGATAGCAGCATACAATCAATACCACTTAGTAATGAGGCTTATGAGAAAGCGTTAAAAGGAGAGCGTGATTAGATACCGTATGAGTATGAGAGTGAAAACATTAGCAAGATAATGCATTATAACAATCTAACTTATGACAAAAATATTATCGAATCATATGGAGAGATACGAGAAGTCTATCGCAAAGCAAAGGCGTTTGATGAAATTGTAAACATAGAAGATAACTATAACAAAGAAAAAGGATTCTCCCCATGTGTGGAAGAATACACAGAAGAAGTAGAAGATATTATAAGTAAGTATATGGAGGACAAACAAAATGACTAACACAATAGATCAATTAATCAAACAAGTAGAACAATGGAGTAAGGATAAAAACTTAGACAAAGGTAATCCAGATAGACAAGCATTGAAATTCTATGAAGAAGCTGGTGAAGTTGGTGCAGCATTATCACGTAATAAACTAGATGATTTAAAAGATGGTATAGGCGATACAGTCGTTACTTTAATTATATTGGCACAACAACATGGAATGTCATTAGAGGAGTGTTTGCAGTACGCGTATGACGAAATCAAAGGAAGAAAAGGAAAAACAATCAATGGAACGTTCATCAAAGAATCAGACTTGTAATAAAGATATTCTCGAAAAAGTTAAGGAAGTGTTACAACGTGACTAATTACCTAATCAAACACACAACCCACACCACAGGCGAAACTTTTACAGACGTTACTAAAATACGTGATAACGAAACGTATCAAGTTGTTGAGGCAGAGAGTAAGGAAGAGGCGTTGGAGAGATATAAATTTCATTGCCCTAAATGCGGAAGTAAGGATACAAAAATAGATGAATTAATAGAAGAATACTCCAAACGAAAATTAGGTTTTGGTTTTAAATGCAATGCGTGTGGTGTATATGGAATCTATTAAGAAAGGACAGTGAGTGAATATGCTTCCAACATTGAAAATACTTTTTACGATAGCACTTTATGAACTAAGTAAACACGTTACAAATCAAATAATAATTAGAAAACAGGCGAATGATGATATAGATCAGCCGAAAGATTATGAGGAGTAGATAATATGGAATTTAAGAAAGTACAACTATATTACATCAACCCGTTATATTCACTCTATATTTTTCTACGTACAAGAGTGGTTGTATCTAATATATGGTATGGCATAAAAAATATTTTAGAAAATATGCCTATTAAATATAGAAACCAATTATTAAAAGAGGAGGAGAAGTAATATGATATACAAAATAGTAGGAACTAATAAAAAAGGACAGGACTTAGATACCAAAGTTAAATTGACACAAGAAGAATTGAATAATATAACTAATGAATTGTACAAGAATGCAGTGGAACCTATACCTGCCGATGAATTAACATGTTTGTATATTTTTGGCTATTCAGAAGATGATGAGTGGGATGAAATGAAAAAGAAACAAGAAACAATGAACATGACACCTCGTAAAGACGACATAACTGAAGATTATGAGGTGGATGAATGATGTGGATTATAGCAACTATTCTTATAGGCACTATCGCAATCGTTTCGCTTATATATAACGCAGTCAAAGATACTAAGATAGATGCACTAGAATATGAGGTGGCATACTTATTAGATATTATATTCAATGATCATGGCGATGTTGTATTGAGATTGAAAGAAGATGAATATACTGATGAGCAGATTAGAGAGATAAAAGACGCATGGGATAAACGTATTAAATAACTGGAGGTATTAGATGAAACTTGGCAGAGCTGATTTACCTAAGTTAGAAGAATATTGGATTAACTACAATGATTTGAAAGGGCAGTTAGCATATAGAAGATATGAACTGTTATATCAACCACAAGATACTAATATAGGTGGCGGCAAGTCAAACATTGTTAGTAGTCCAGTAGAGAATGAAGTTATCAAGCTACATAAAGATAACAAGTATCGTAATTTACAAGCAACATTACAAGCAGTAGAAGATGTATATAATAGAGCGACTGATGAACAGAAGGCTGTTATTGAATACAGATACTGGGAAAAGGACTTAGCTATATATGAATGGCCAGATATAGCACATGAGTTAACTAAACGTAGAGCAGACGACAAGATTATAAGTAGGGATGCAGTATTAAGAATGCGTAATAAGATTATGCGAGATACAGCTGAACGAATTGGTTGGATTAACTTTGAATAGACCGCACTCCTAATAGTGTGGAAGTGCGCAGTGTCAACAGGCTATTATGATAACATAGGGTATTTCAGTTAAGGCGTTATAAATAAAGATACTATATTATATTTAGGCACACCTATTCCGCAGGTGTGTCTTTTTGTATGCAGCTATTTAATCGACCCACCTAATAAGGACACACATATTAAAGGACACTACTTATTAAGGTGAGGGAGTTAAGGTGTCACATACTTGAATACCCTTTAATAATGATATGCACAGTGAAGTCATTGTGTGTAGTTATATAGACAACATTCATTTGATTATATTAAAAGGTTTAATCAGTTTAAGAGATTGATTGAAACATTGAATAATAAAAACTAATTGATGATTGTTGTTTAACAATTGAATATCAAAAGAAATGTTTTATTGATCATAAACTTTATTAGATTAATTTGCATTTGATTAATGAAACAATTTCTAAACTCAAAAATAAAATGATTTCAAATCGATTTCGTTTTATCTTTTCTTATTAACAAAACAAAATTAAATATTAATTATAAATATAAAATTCAAATGAAAGAAGTTGATTCATTTGTTTGTTCAACCAAAGGTTCGACTTGGTAATAAGTCATATACTCAAACCGAGTTGCAAGACTATAGGAAAGCCAATACACAAAGGTATAACCAACAGGTTAGACATGACTCAAGTAATAAGGAGTATACAACGTTCTACAACAGTACACAGTGGCGTAAGTTACGTATACAAGTGCTTACACGTGATAACTACTTATGTCAACACTGTTTGGCTCAAGGTGTAGTGAATGACAAAGATTTAATTGTCCATCACAAGATTGAATTGAAACGGGATTGGTCGAAAAGACTGGATATGGAAAATTTAGAGGTGGTATGTATTTCATGCCATAACAAAATTCATGAGAAATAATTTCGTGATAATTTCTGAAAAATAAATTTAAAAATATTTTTGGGGCGAAGGAAAACCCCCGTCACTTCTGGGACGAGCGAACAACGAGCCGACCTTTTTTGCGACCAAATTCCCAAAATGAAAACTTTCACAAAGTCATATATTGTCAGGAGGTGCTGGAATGGCAGGAAGAAAGCCTAAATTAAACGCTGTTAAGCAAGGCCATAGAACAAAAGAAGAATTGGAACAAGCTGAATTAAAAGAAAATGGACTTAAACAGTTCAAGAAAATAAATGTTGATTCGATTCCGGAAGGATTGACTGAAAATGCTGCTAAAGAATGGTTAAGGGTTGTACCTTTACTTAAACAATTAGATATAGCCGAATTAGATTACTCACTTATCAAGAAGTATTGCGAAGTGTTAGATCAAAACGACACGCTGTATCGTGCAATAAGTCAGAAAGATGGTATTGAAGGTATGGTTGACCCAGAAACTAATCGTAAAACTGGCGCTTTCATGGCATATATGGAGTCGTTGAAAGAGTTGCGTTCTATTTGTGGTCAATTAGGAATGACTATCGACTCTCGTATGAGAATAGTTGTACCTACTGAAAGTGAAGTTAAGCAATCTGTGTATGATGAGTTTGGTGTTGATGACGATGACTAGCGTAAATATACCTAAAGCATATGAAGAATTGTTAAATATACCTAATGAATACAGAGACGATGCTTATAAATATTGCGTTATGGTACTGTCTGGAACATATATAACGTGCAAAGATACTAGATTAGCTTGTATTCGTCATTTAAAGGACATACAACGGTCAATTGATGACGATAGTTGGAATTATACCTACAAGCCTAAACGTGCTAAAAAGGTTATTAAATTCGTTGAAGCGCTACCTGATACTAAAGGTAATATCAATAAACTTGGATTGTTTCAAAAATTCATTATTGCTAGTGTACGTGGTTGGTTTACTAAAGATAATGACATGTTAAGATTTAAAAAAGCTTTTATCTCTATGTCTAGGAAACAAGGTAAATCAATTTTGGTTTCTGGGCTAGTTCTATATGCTTTCTTATTTGATAGAGAGCCTAAAGAAGGCAGACAGATGTTCACTGCTGCTAATGATAAGTCACAGGCAAGTATTGTCTTTAACATGGTATCTAAACAACTTATGTATTTTATTTCTAAAGTACCAGAATTAAAAAAAGACGTTAAGAAAGTAAGAGAATTGCTTACACATACTAAAGACGGTTCATACATTAGACCTTTGTCACGTGATACCGGAGCAGTTGATGGTTTCGAACCATTCTTAGCAGTAATAGATGAATACCATGCAGCAAAGACCAATGAAATGTTAGAACTTATTCAATCAGGACAAGGTAACTTACTACAATCATTAATATTTATCATATCTACAGCTGGTTTTGATCTAAACGCACCAATGTACACAGATGAATGGCCGTATGCGAAAGATATTTTATCAGAAGTATATACAGATGATGAATACTTTGCAGTCATATTCGAACAAGATTCAGAAGATGAATGGCAAGACAGTACAATGTGGGCGAAATCTAATCCACTTATAAATGAAACAGATGAACTTAAAGAACAGATTGATGATTTCCTTGAAAAGCGTGTTGCAGAAGCTACTAAGAAAGGTTCTATGTTTAGAGTTTTAGTGAAAAACTTTAACTATTGGATGCAAGCAAGTGCAGAGTCTTACTTAGATTTCAATGATTGGAAAAAGAATGAAACCGAATTCGATATAAATAATTCGAAAGTATACATCGGGCTTGATTTATCACGTGCAGATGATTTAACTGCAGTTTCCTTTATACATTTGGATGAAGAAAACAAACAGTATTATATTACTTCCCATTCATTTGTAGGCACAAAGGGCGGGTTACAAGGCAAGATTGAGCGTGACCTTATAGACTATAGGCAATTATCAGAAGAAGGCTACTGCACTATTACAAACCTATCCAGTGGCATTATAAATACTAACCAAGTATTAGATTACATCGAAACATATGTAAATAGGTACAACTTAGATGTGCAAGCTATTTGTTATGACCCGTATTCAATACATGGAGTGTTAGCAGAAATAGAACGTAGAGAATGGTTCTATGATTTGTATGAAATTAGACAAGGCCCACAGACACTTTCGAATCCTAACTTAGATTTTAGATTGAATGTGATAAATGGCGATGTTAAGCATCATAAAAACCCTTTACTTGATACAGCAGTTAAAAATGCAATCGCTAAAAATGTTAATGATTCAATAATGATTGAAAAGAAAATGAACAGACATAAGATTGACCCACTCATGGCAACAATATTTGCTTATGTAATTGCAAGCGAACATGAATGGGATACAGAAACATTTATGCCAATGTTCTTATAGGAGGTGTGGCAATGAGCAAAATTCTTTATGCGCTACTAATATTTTTATTATTTGTGATAGGTATAGCAGGTATATTTTATGGATTATATATTTTTTGGAAACCGTTAGCGTATATCGTTGGTGGTTTTATTTTTATTGGTATGGCAGGAATACTTAACCAAGCATATGATAATACCTCGAATGGTAAAGGAGGTGAAAATTAATGCCATTACTAGATTTAGGGTTTAGCAATAAAGAAGAAAGAATGAGTAAGGATCTAGAGCGCTTATTGTACTTTCAAGAACATGGTACACATGCAAGTTACACAGGGATAAATGCTTTAAAGAATAGCGATGTATTCACTGCTACAAGAATTATATCTGCAGACATTGCAAGCACTAAGTTAAAAGTTAAAGGTCACGAAACTAACACAGTGATGAATCAAATATTAAATCTATTTAATAATAATCCACATTCAGATTTACCAGGTTGGCACTTCAAATTCATCATCATCGCAAACATGTTACTCAATGGGCAGTCATTTGTTGAAATTATAAGAGATAAAAACGATTTCCCTACAGGCTTTAATTTCTTACATAACGACTTAGTAGGAATTGAAGAAAAAGATGGAGAAATTATTTACAACGTTAGTGAAGATTATGAAGGAAATGCAGTTAAGATAACTAGCGAAGATATATTGCACTTTAGATATATCACGTTAGATGGTTATGTGGGTTACAGTCCGTTGTATGCATTGGCTCATGAGATAGGAATATCTCAAGGTTCCAAAGGTTTCTTGCGTAACTTCTTTGATAACGGTGGTACATCAACATCGGTGTTGCAATACAAGAAGGGTCAAATTAACTCGGAACAATTAAGAGATTTGAAAAAGAATTTCTCTGAAAGTCAGTTAAAAAACAATGGCGGTTTAGTTGCTATTGATGACACGATGGACTTCAAACGATTACAAATACCTGTCGAAGTTTTGAATTTCTTAAATAGTTATAAGTTTAGTACCTCACAAGTTGCTAAAGCGTTTGGATTACCAGTATCTAAATTAGGTATCGAAACCGTTAACACTTCAATAACACAAGCCAATCTTGAATATTTACAAAGTACATTAGATCCAATATTCAAAATGATGATTGCTGAACTTGAAACTAAAATATTTAAATTCGTTGATTCTGGGTACGAATTAGAGTTTGATTCTTCTCGATTAATTGATATTGACCCCGAACTACAATTGCAACGTATCACAGAGTTGCATGGTAAAGGGATTATATCTACAGATGAAGCGCGTAGTGTATTCGGTTATCAACCTATTGATCATGGTGACGAGCCACTTGTGGACCTTAACAGAGCGCCATTATCAACACTGAAAAACTATCAGGCTTCTAAAATAGATAAAGAAGTTGAAAAGAACACCCTTAAAGGGGGTGATGATTATGACTAACAGTAACGTTGACACTACACAAGACATGGTTATTGAAGGGTATGCTTTAATATTCAACTCTTTGAGTAACGATGTAGGTGGATTTAAAGAACGTGTGTTACCACATGCACTAGATGATGTAGATATTAGCGACGTTAAATGCTTAATAAACCACGAGGACAGATATGTTATAGGTAGAACAAAAGCAGAAACATTAGAGCTAACACTTGATAGTAAAGGTTTGAAATTTAAGTGTAAGTTGCCTAATACTTCGTATGCTAAAGATATATACGAAAACATAGACGTTGGTAATGTTAACGAATGTAGTTTTCATGCATGGTTTCCAAAAGATAACAACGGTAAAGATACAGGGTATTTTTGGACGGTGGAACAAGGAGAATATGTTAGAAATGTAGAACAATTCGATAAGTTACTCGACGTAAGTGTGGTTACTACACCAGCATACAAAGACACTGGCGTGTTAGTTGCTCAACGTTCGCAAGATCTCACCGAAGTTAGAGAACTAGAAAAATTAAAAATAGCAATTGAACTGGAAGGCCTTCGTTTTAATACGTAAGGCTATTTTTTATACCCAAATTTAAGAAGGAGGATTATAAATGGCTAATTTAGATGACCGTAAAAAAGAGTTATCGAGTTTGGTTACTAAAGCTCAAGAAGCAATTGACAAGGGCGATCTTGAAACAGCTCGTAATTTAAAAGCTGATATCGATGCGCAGAAAAAAGAGTATGAAGAACTCGAACAATTATCACAAGAAATTGAATCATCAGCACCTAAGCAAGAAGAAGTACCACAAAAAGATGAAGGTGCAGAGGTAGTCGACAACAAGTCAGAGGATAAACCAACTGATGATAAGACAGAAGAAAAAGAAGATAAGCCAGACACAGGCGATGACGAACCATCTTCTGATGATAAGGCAAAAGATGAAACGCCAGCTATCGAGAAAGTAGAAGAACCTACAGAAGAAGAACTGGAAGAAGAAAAAGACAAAAAGAAAAAAGAAGGAGCGAAACGATCTATGGCGAAATTAAATCAAAACCAAGAAACTAACGAGGAAATCTTAGGTTTCGAACAATACATGAAATCTAAAGGGGCAAAACGAGATAATGTTAAATCTGATGATGCAGGCGTAACAATTCCACATGACATTAAATATATTCCAGAAAAAGAAGTTAACACAGTACAAGACTTATCACAGTTAGTACAAAAAGAAAAGGTTAATGGACCTAGTGGAGAGTACCCAATTTTGAAACGTGCTAACGCTAAATTCAGTACGGTTGCAGAATTAGAAGCTAACCCAGAGTTGGCTAAACCAGAATTCAAATCAATCGAATGGAAAGTACAGACTTATCGTGGGTCTATTCCAATCTCACAAGAAGCATTAGACGATTCAGTTGCTAACTTAACAGCTATTGTATCTGAAAATATCAACGAGCAAAAAATCAATACATTAAACGAAAGAATTGGAACTGTATTGAAATCATTCAATCCAACAACTGTTTCAAATGTTGATGACTTAAAATCAATTATTAATATCAAATTAGACCCAGGCTACGACCGTCAAATCATCTGTACACAAAGTTTCTACCAAAAATTAGACACTTTGAAAGATGGTAACGGTCGTTATTTATTACAAGATAGCATTATTAATACAGCTGGTAACACTGTGTTAGGTATGAATGTAACGGTTGTACGTGATGATTTACTTGGTGTTAATGGTGATGCAAAAGCATTTATTGGAGATATCAAGCGTGGCGTATTCTTCGCAGACCGTACTGACGTGTCAGTTCAATGGATTGAAAACCAAATCTACGGTAAATACTTGATGGGCGCTTTCCGTTTCGATGTTAAACAAGCTGATGAAAATGCTGGTTTCTTCGTGACGTTTGAAGACGCTGCACAAGAATCAGAAGGCGAACTAGGAGCATAAGAAAAGTAGGTGAATTCAATGTTTAAATTAGATAGCGTTGAATCAGTTAAAAAAGCGATACGTGTAGATCATGATTTTGATGACGACTTAATTATGGAAGTTTATCTACCTGGTGCTATAAATGAAGTTAAAACAGCAGTTTCACAGAACAAGGAGGATGACCCTTTTTATAAGGACAATCCTCTTTTTAATTTAGCAGTTTTAAATATAGTTGCGCACCATAACGACAACCGTTCAATAACAACGAATGAACAAAGCTTTGAAGTACCAGCATCATCTATGGCTCTAATACAAACGTTAAGAAGTGACTTAACTAAATGGCGTTTAGATAACTTAGAGGTGATAGACGATGAATCTTAATCAATTAGATTTCAGAGTTTCGTTTTATGAAATCATGAGCGATGGTCCAGAAGCTGGAATGAATGAGCCAGTAGAAGTTTATAGCTGTTTCGGTGGCTTGTATGAACCTACACAAAAAGATGTTCAATTAGGAAACTTAGAGCTTAGTAAAAGGTCAGTCACATTAAATATTAGAAACCCACAACCCCAATTTATACCCAATGTTAATCAAACATTTGAAATTAAAAACGGTATTTATAAAGGGTTGTTTTTTAATATAAAAAATGTGGCTCTTGCTAAGACTCCTAATTACATCAAGGTGGTTGGTGAAGAAGAATGACAATATCTGTTAAAGGTGATAAAGAAATTATCGCTTATTTGGAAAAGAAGTTTGGTAAATCTGCAACTAAACGTATAACTGATTTTGCTTTAACTAAAGGCGGTCAAAAGGTTGTACAGATTATAAAAAGAAATATGGGTTCATTTAAAGATACTGGTGAATCAGTGTCTGAAACTTCTTTATCTAAACCAATGACTATTGGTGGTGTACGTACAGTTAAGATTCATTGGCGTGGTCCTAAGCAACGTTACAGAATAATACATCTTAATGAATTTGGTCATTACGACCGTTCAGGAAAGTGGGTTAATACTGCTGGTAAAGGCGTTATTGAACGAGCTATGCGTGAAGGTAGAGAAACTTATTTCAGAACAGTGAAAGAAGAAATCAGAAGGAGGGTGTAAGAGTGGAAGACATCATGATGAAGATATACAAAGCGATTACAGATAATCAAGAAATCATGAACAACGTTAATAAAAACGATATTAAATTTTACGATTATCCAAACGCACAAGAAATCAAGACGACATGTATTGTCATAGACCCAATAGATACACCTAAGCCCTCTGATTTTGCAGATGACGACAATATGACATACGAATACCTATTTCAAATAGATATCTTCGTAAAACAAAATACAGGCATTAACGGACGAGTCCTATCAGATAGGCTCGTTTTTTTATTGCAAAGAATTATGTGGGAACAATTGGGGTTTGGCGAAACTTCATCAATTAAACCCGAGTATATCAAGGATTTTAAATTGTACCACCAAGCAAAAAGATTTGAAGGAAAACAATATTACAAAATTTAGGAGTGTTTTAATATGCCAGAGAAAAATTACCGTTCATTTACAGGGTTAACTGAATTCTTTTACAAAGTACATGGTGAAGAAGTACAACAAGTAACTGATCCAGAACGCATTAAATATTTACAAGAAATTTCAGTGTCTAAAGACCAAGAAATTGAAAAAGCTTATGGTGATAACCAAGTAGCAGAAATGGCAGTAGCTAACGGAACTATTGAAGTAGAAGCTGGTTTCCATAAATTACCATTAGAAGATAGAGTGGCTTTATTCGGATTAGAAAAATCAGAATCAGGCATTGTATCAGTTGGTAATGATACGCCACCGTATGTAGCAGTTATGTTCGCTAAGACTATGGAAGACGGGTCACGTGAATATGTTGGCTTGCCTAAAGGCTTATTTACATTCCCAGAAGTAGAAGGAAACACTAAAGAAGATGGCGTTGAATTCAGTTCTGATTCTACTACTGCAGAATTTATGCAAGCACCAGTAAAAGGCTTTGAAGAAGAAAAAGCTATGTTAATGGGTCATGACGCTAAAGGAACTACAGTTATGAAAGACGCTATTTGGGAAGCAGTGTTTGGCCAATCTTCTGAAAGTAGTAACGAAGGTACAGGTTCAACGACTCCAGAAGAAGAATTAGGCGCATAACATACAGGAGGTTTGATTATGGCTAAGAAAAGATATGAAGTCTTACACAAGTTCATTGATTTAGAAGATAAGAACAAAGTATATAATGCTGGCGATACATTTCCTAAGCCAGCTAATAAAAAAGTATCACATGATCGCATATTAGACCTTACAACAAGTGATAACAAACGTGGCAAGGTATTAATCAAAGAAAAAGAAGAATAACAACTATCGAGGGCTTAACGCCCTCTTTTTATTTGCAAATAAAAAATAAACATATATATAAGGGAGCAATCAAACTATGGCTAAACGTAATTTTATTAAATTAACTCAAATCGACAAAAAAGGTAATGCAGTGACAGATACAGAAGGTAACGCAAAATTCGACACGTATATTACACCTACTCAAATCCCATTCCGTAAGATTTATGATGCGGCAGATTTAATGGATGGAACAGAAGATGAAAATGCATCAGCACAATCAAATATCGACCAAATGTTAGACATGGTGGTTGATATCTATAATAAACAATTTACAAAAGATGATTTGTTAGACAGATTGCACGCACCAGACGCAGTAGAAGAATTACAACAACAAATTCAATTTATTGCTCAAGGACAAATGGATGAAGAAAGAAAAAAGGAACTAGCGAGAATAATTTAAAAACAACTTCTTATAAAGAGCATAAAGAAAACATGAAAAAAATAATGCTGCAAATGATGAAAGAAGGGGGCAAAGATATTAACGATATCTTGGATATGCCCTTTTCTTTTTTTATGGAATTAGTAAATGAATCTAATAAGAAGAACGTTAAGAAATCAGAATCAATGATTGATGCATTCATGTAATACATCTCAAAAGAAGGAGGTGGAGTAATGGCAGAAAGAATAAAAGGATTACAAATTGACTTATCCATGAAAGATATGGGAGTTAGTAAAACATTAGCTGGAATAAAACGTGAGTTTAGGTCATTAGATTCAAGTTTGAAATTATCAAGTAATAATTTTAAATATGGTGAAAAAAGTGCAGCATCTTATAAATCAAGAATGAACGATTTAGATGGTGCAATTAAATCTGGTACTACAAATTTAAATGAGTTAGAAAAACAATATAATGAAGTATCGCAAGCTCAAGGTTCTAATAGTGCTAAGGCTGTTAGACTTCAAACTGAATATGACAAGCAAGCAAACTCTATAAACGCAATGCGTGATGAATACGGTCGCTTAAATCAATATTACAAAGAAAACTTTTCACTAAGTGGAAAGCTTGCTAATAGGTTCAGTAGTATCGGTGAAAGTATGAGTGGTGTCGGACAAAAAGCGCAAGACATGGGAAGTTCACTCACAAGTAGTATAACTAAACCAGCATTGATTGCTGGAACTGCAATGGCTGGTATTACAGCTAAATTAGGCTTTGATAGGCTAGTTGGTTTGGATAGTGCAAAAGCTAAATTGGAGGGGTTAGGTTATTCAACTAAAGAAGTTGGATCTATAACTGACCAAGTAGCAAAAGCTATTCAAGGCGGTATGACTACAATGGCCGAAGGTACTGACGTTGCAGCAGGTGCGCTTGCAGCGGGAGTTAAAGAAGGTAAAGAGCTACAAAAATACATCAAATTAGTTGGTGATGCTGCTGTTGGTTCTAATAGACCAGTATCTGAAATGGCAATGATATTTAACCGTGTTCAAGGTCAAGGTAAATTAATGACAGAAGAATTGAATATGGTTGAAGAAGGTATGCCAGGATTCAGTAATGCAATGGCGAAACATTTAGGTGTGTCTTATGATGCATTTAGAAAAATGGTTACAGAAGGAGAAGTAAGTTCGAAAGACTTCCTTACTGTAATGGATGACTTTGCTGGTGGAATGGCTGGTGCATATTCTAAGTCATGGTCAGGTATGGTTCAGAATACAAAGGCTTATATCGGTCAAATTGGTGAAAGTTTACTAGGTGGCGTATTTGAACAAGCTAAAGGATCATTGCATGAATTTGAAAGCCTTCTTAAATCCCCTGGTGCGCAACAATGGGCAAAAGAAACGGGAGAAAAAATAGGTAGTGCTTTTAGTAAATTAATAAGTGGTATTTCAAGTGTTATTAAGTGGTGGCAAAGTTTAGATGGAGGCACTCAAAAAACACTTGGTGGAATAGTAAAATGGCTAGGTATCACATTAGTAACAATGGGACCCGTACTAACTATATTTGGTAAATTCACAAGTATGATTGGTGGTATGTTTAGTGGTATATCTGGACTGATAAGCTTCTTTATAAGACATAATGCGGCAGCTAAAATATCTACTGCTTCTCAAGCATTGTGGAATGGAGTTACTGCTACTGCTAGAGGTATAGCAAATGGTTATAGATATGCTATTGCAGCTTTAACCACTTCTCAAACAGCACAAGCTTTGAAGACGAAGGCAAGCGCAGCAGCACAAGCATTATGGAACGGTGTAACGAAAGTTGGCAAAGGTATAGCTTTAGTTGCATCTGGGGCTATGAATGGTTTAGCAAAAGGATACCAATGGTTAGCAGTTACACAAAATTCAACTACAGGTAAAACTAGAATAGCTACAGCAGCAACCGTTGTATGGACAGGCGTTACAAAAGCAGCAGCATTAGCTACACGTGGCTTAGGTTTAGCACTAAGATTTATGACTGGTCCAGTAGGTATAGTTATAACTGCTATTACTGCATTAGTTGGTGGCATCATATATCTATGGAAAACTAATAGTACATTTAGAAATGCAGTTATTTCGGCTTGGAACGCTATTAAGAGAGCTGCTATCTCTGTATTTGGTTTCATTAAACCATACATCATAAATATATGGAATGCTATTAAGAAATCATCAATAGCAGTTTGGAATACACTCAAAAAGGTTGCTACTACTACATGGAATGGAATTAAATACGCAATTCAAAATCCTATTAAGGCATTGAAAAATATGTTGTCCACTTTATGGAATGGAATGAAAGCAGCAGCAATTAAAATTTGGACATTATTAAAAAATGGTGTAGTTGCAATTATTAAAGCTTATGTAAATCAAGCTAGAACTAACTTCAATCTTGTTAAACGTATAGTAGTGACTATATTTAATTCTATAAAGTCATTCTCTATCAAAGTATGGAACGCAATAAAAAATGGCATTATAAATATTGTTAAAGTATTAAAATCTAGAATTACAAACACATTTAATGCTTTGAAAAAAGGTATTATATCGATATTTAATGCAGTTAAGAATTTCTCTTTAAAACTATGGACAAATATTAAAAATGGCGTTGTTTCAAGAGCTAAATCTTTATGGAACGGCGTAAAAACTATGTTTACTAATTTGAGAAATAGTGTGAATTCAATTACAAGTAAAATCAGAAACTTCTTATATAGTGTATGGAATGCTATAAAAAATAAAGTTGTTTCGCTTGCTAAAGCGCTATGGAACGGTGTTAAAGACAAATTTAACTCTTTATCAACAGGAACACGTAAGATATTTAATGCAGTCCGTAACTACTTAGTTGATAAATGGACGAATATTAAAGATAAAGTGGTCGGAATGGCTACTGGCATCAAGGATAAAGTAACAGGTGCTTTTGGAGTAATGAGAGATAGTTTGAAGAAAATTATCGGCAAGATTACTGGATTTTTCGATGACATGATGGGTGGCGTTGAAAAAGGTCTGAATAGTTTAATTAAAGGTATTAATAAAGTTGGTTCTATGCTAGGCATGGGGAAAGAAATGATTAAACCAGTTAAACTATCAACGGGTACAGAAGGTGCTTCTGGTAATGTAGTTTCAAATGGTGCAATAAGTAGCCCTACATTAGCTACAGTAAATGATAGTGGTCCAGGTAACGCTCGAGGAATTGGAGGTTATCAAGAGTTAGTTCAGAAGAGTAACGGCTCGGTATTTGCACCACAAGGAAAAGACGCTACAGTAATGTTAGATAAAGGCGATAGAGTAATTAATGGTCGTACTACTGCTAAGTTACAAAAAACAGGACAAATTCCTAAATTCTCTAAAGGTACAGGTAAGAACAAGAAGAAAGATAAGAACTTATTCGAGCAAGGTTGGGATGCAGTAAATGGTACTTACGATTCTGCCAAACATGGTATATCAAAAGGTATGCAGAAGACTGGCGAAGCTTTAACTAGTGCAGGTAAGTTTTCAAAAGACTGGATTACTAAGAATATTGGTGATGTGATGGACTGGATTAAAAAACCAGGTAAGTTACTTAATAAAATATTAGATGGTATGGGCGTCGGTATGAGTTCATTTGGTATTAAAAAAGGCAACGTTCCTTATGATCTAATGGGTGGTATGTTTAAAAAACTTAAATCAGCAGCTACTAACTTAATCAAAACTTGGTTTGAAGAAGCAGAAGGTGGCGAAGGTGACGCTGGATGGTTGTTAAAACATGATATCTGGCAGAAATTCGGTAACTACACTGGTGGATTAGGATTTAACGGTGGTAAACACTATGGTGTGGACTTTGGCATGATGCCAGGTACAAACGTTAAAGCTGTTGCTGGAGGTAAAGTATCAAAAGTATGGAATGACTATGGCGGCGGTAAATCTATTGAAGTTGATATTGGTAAAGGATTAACTAACTGGTATATGCACTTAAGTAAACAATTAGTTAGTAAAGGCCAAAAGGTCGGTGTTGGAGACTTAATTGCTAAATCAGGTAACACTGGTGCATTTACGGCAGGTTCAGGACATCTTCATTTCCAACTTAATAAAAACGGTAAACCACAATCCAATGTACTTGAATGGCTCAAGGGATTGGGAGGCGGTGGAAGTAAGTCGGCCAATAAATGGAAAGGCGATATTAAACGAGCAGCTAAGGCAACAGGTACTAAATTGTCCGGTGGCAAGCTAAACGATATCGTTAAACTAATTGCTACAGAATCAAACGGCGATGCCGGAGTTACTCAACACGGTTATACAGATGTTAACAGTGGAGGTAATGAGGCGCGTGGTTTATTGCAATATACACCGGGAACATTCGCCGGATATAAAACTAAAGGTGGAGGAAACATTCTTAACGGCTATCACCAACTCAAAGCATTCTTCAACAACTCTAATTGGAGTGGAGACTTAGCATCGTGGAAAGCAAGAATGGCTAGAGGTTTAACTGGTTGGGGTCCTACTGGGTCAAAACGTGGTTACGCTACTGGTGGCTTGATTAACTCTTCTGGTTTGTACAATCTAGCAGAAGAAGGACATCCAGAATTTGTAATACCTACAGACCCAAGTAGACAATCTGACGCAATGAAGTTACTTGCTATAGCTAGACAAAGAATAGAAGGTAATAAGAAAAACAAACGACCTAATCAAATGCGTACACCATCTACTGGTGAAAGTAACAGTAATGACAACACAGAACTATTACTACAAATGATTGCTAACCAACAAAAACAACTGGATGCTCTTATGCAAATTGCAAGAAGTAATAAGAACATCGAACAAAAACCAACAGGTGTTAGTGAAAATGACATGAGTAGAGCGCAAGGTAAACGGGCGCAAATGATGGCATATAATATGGGAGGTGCTTTCTAATTTGAAAAAGGAAGTAAAGTTATTTAATGATGAAATAAACATAAAACTAACCGACATACCTAACTTGAAGTTTCTTGATTTCATTGAGGAAGGTGTCGAAGTAAAAGCCAACACTGTTGAAATGAATGGAACAGATGGAGTATTAGTGGGACCAAATTCGTTTGGTCCTTTTAATTTGATATTAAACTTTTCATTCAAAGGTCATGATACAACAGATTTAAGATTGATTAAACAAAAGTTAAGAGGTTTATTGTTCAGACGTGAACCTTATTACGTTTGGCACTCTGATTTACCTGGTAAAAAATATGCAGTTTATTGTACAGAAGATGGTAACGAAAGTTTAACAAATTCATTTGCTACTTTTGCAGTAACATTTGTAGTATTTAAAGGTTATTCAGAATCACTTAAAGAAACTGATCAGTTTAGTTTATCTAGTGGAGATTGGCAGTTTGAAGGTGGCGTGTTAGCTTATGAAGATATTAAGTACAAACATGATGCGACAAGTTTCAAGGTTTACAATGGTTCATCTGATGTGATTAATCCGTTGTTAAGACATAAATTTAAATTGTTAATTGATATAGATGCGCCTAAAGGTTTTAAAATCAAGAATAAAACAACTGGCGATGTATTTGAATATAAGAAAGCTATTAAAAGTAATCAAAGATTAACTATTAACGGTGTACATCCTTTTATAAACAATCAACGTGTTGGAATTGATACTAATTGGCAATGGCTCACATTGGATAAAGGTTTTAACGAAATTGAAATTACAGGCGAGAATATTAGTAATGTTCAAACACATTGGATATTCCCGTTCATATATAGGTAGGTGAATGAATTGAGAGACATGGTTTTAAAAAATAAAAAGGGTACATTTGGAGAAATACTTGTAGATTATGATTTCGGTTCTTGGAAACTTAATTATGAAAAAAATAATGAACGCTCAATTGACTTCACTATTTATAAAACCTATTCAAATTCCGATTTATTCGATGCTTTGCTTAATGAAATGTTGATAGTTTGGGAAGGTCAAGAATATGTTATTAAATCGACTTCTATTAAATATGATGGCGCAGTTGTATCTAACGATGTGACTGCTAAACATATTTTTATGGAGTTTCAAAACCATTATATTCAAAAAGATTTAGAAAATGAAGAAATGAACAGTGATGAAACTACAGATGAAGATAACAAACCCACAATGACACTTGAACAATATCTTGAATTTGGTTTTAAAGGCAACAAACTTGGATTCACTTATGAAATAAGAGGTAAATTCACTAATCGTGTTGTGATCGATGAATTAGGCAATAAAAATGGCATGGAGTTCCTAACCGAAGGAGCAGAATTATTCAATTATATTTATTTTGCCGACAATAAGAAAATTTATATCTATGATGAAGAAACATTTTATCAAATGGCAGATATACCATTGATCTACCAATATAATTCAAGTGAAGTACAAGCTACAGTTACTACTACGGATGTTAAAACTTATATTCAAGGCTATGGTAAAAAGAAAACAAAAGCTGAAACAAACAATTACAATCCAGTTAAACCTAAAGATATAAGTTACTTGGGTACTTTCATCAAAGATGGTACTTGGAGAACAGAAATAGTTGGAGCAAGTTACACAAAAACATTTGAATGTAAACATGGCAATGAAAGACTTGAATGGACGTTGAAGAAAATGGCTAAAGGTGGTTTGCTTGATGTTTATTTAGACGATGAATTGGTTGGACGATATGAATGTTATAGTAAAACAGCCACCAGTGAGAAAATAGTTATCGCGAGAAATTTATCAAGAGGTAAACACACATTCAAAGCAGTATTTAGAGGTGCTAAACCTGGTATTGATTATAAAAACTCAAAACCTTGTATGTATGTCGGTACAGAGAAATCAACAGTATTAAACATCACAGCAGTATTGAAAGGTACTGACATGTATCATGCTTATGCAGAATGGCCTTCACCGAATATGGACGCGTTTGGTTTTGCAGAAGCGCCAACAGTGTTTGATGATAATGCATTAGACGAAGATGAACTACTTAAGAAAATAAAAGGTGAGCTCAACGATCAACCAACTGTTGAGGTATCAACTAACTACTTAGGTTCTGTTGAAGAAAAGCATTATATTGGTCACAATGATATAAAAGAGAACAACACAATAAGATTTATACATCAACCACTAGGTTATAACTTAGATTTAAAAGTTGTTAAACTCACTGCTTCGCATCCATTAGTAAACGAACCAGTAGAAGTCGATTTTAGTAACTCACCAACCGATATTATAAAAATACAACAAGGTATAAACAGAAATATTAAAAAAGTAAATAATTTAGTTAAAGGCGGTTCACTAAGTGGGTCGTCTTTTACTATGCCGAGATTAGCATCTGATTCAATAGGGAGTGTGTTAGCAAATGAATGAACCAACTGAAATTAAATACCCTTTAGATGAAAATGGAGAACCGTATTTTGCAGGAACACATATAAAAGCTGTAGCAGGATTAGACTTTGCAGATGATGAAGATTTGATAACTATCATTTTTAATTTGCAAAACGAAATTTCTAAAATTAATACAAAGATAGATGATCAAGAATCTTTGATATACAAACTTAAATCGCAAGTTGATGAAAACACTAAAAAAATAAACGAGCTAAGCGATAAATAGAAAGGGTGTAAACATTGAAATTAAAAATAAACTTTCCTATTGAATTAGGTCAAAGATTTAGAAGTATGATTATGAATAATTTCAAAGATGTGCAATATTTTTACGGTCAAATTCTTGATGTCATTAAAGATCATAAAATCAAAGATAAACATGCCCATAACGCAAAACAAATTGATTATAAGCTCTCAAACGTTCATGATGAATTACAATATCAGGATGGACGTATTGAGGGCTTAGTTGTTGGTCATAATGGTGACGGTGTAGAAGAAGTAAAGGATAGTAGAACAGCTTTAGATGGTACGAATCAACCTCTATTATCTACACGTTTAAAATATGATTTTGAAATCATTAAGAATAAAATGGAAGAAAACTTTAATAATCTCAATAAGAAAATTGAACGTATTGTAAACGTCAATAATTACGGTGCAGACCCAACAGGAGAACACGATTCCACTGAAGCTTTTAAAGAAGCTGTAAGAGGTGGAAATGTTCACGTGCATATGACAGCAGGTACTTATAAAGTTACTGGAATCAGACTACCTAATAACACTGTATTATCGGGTGAAGGTAAAGATATTACTACAATTAAATTTGCAGATGAAACACCCGCCGAAAATATTGTAATTACTAACGAAGATATGACGGGAAATGCACACAATATTGGCGTTAAAGATTTTACTGTTAATGGTAATAAGTGGAGACAGAACAAGAAATTCAATGCGGCAGGAGGTTCGCTATCTTCAAATGTAAGATTTGCAGGCGTTAAACATGGTTTTGCAAGTAACGTTAAATCAATTGATTCATTACTACATGGTTTTGATATTACTTATGCAAATGATGAATACTTCTACCAAGGTGACGGAGTAAGAGTAAATGAAGAATTAGAAAGTAAATACATTCATATTGATAATTGTGAAGCTAGTGGTTTTGGTGATGATGGTATCACTACCCACCATTCAAGATATTTGTTAATCACTAATAATTACTCGCATCACGCTACAGGTGGGGGTAACAATAACGGTATTGAAATAGATGATGGTTCACAGCATGTAATGTTAGATAATAACATGACTGAAATGAACTATGGAGGAATAGAGGTTAAAGCTCACGCTCCTGCATCTGCTCCTAGTAACGTTTTAATCAGTAACCACATGTCTATTCATGATTCAAGATCATATAACTTACGACATATTGGGCATCATAGAGCAGGAGATGCTAAATCTAAAACAGCTCACAGTTTAATGTTGAACAACTGTACAGCAATTGAACCTTATGATAATAAAGTTTATCCAAATACTTCACCACGTGCTTTAGTAATCGCAGCTTATAGAAATGTACAAATTAACAACTTTAGTGCTATTGGTGATGGTAAATTCGCAGCAAATCAGCCTGTTATCGCTGTACAATTTATGGCAGAAAACGTTATGTTTAACGGTATTAACGTAACTGGTTTTAAAAATGCTTCTACTGATATTAAATTATTTGGTGGTAAAAATAGAGGTAAAAAATTTACTATCACTAATGCAAATATTTGGAACTCATCTCAAAATATTGGCATAGCTGGTGGTGCAGGGTTATATGATATTCGAATTATTAATGCAAACATACAAGGACAAGGAACTGGTAACGGCATAGAGTTATATAACCATACTGCTGAAATAATTGGTTGTCATGCAGATAATTATAAAAATCCAGCAGTAATTGGTGGAAATCTATATGCCACAGTACCTACTTTCTTAAAAGGTGGTTTTAATGGAGGCACAACTGGTTCTTCTGCTTTATCTAACCGTTCTGCAATATTTGCTTCTACTGGTGGTTCATTTGCACACAGTGCTCGTTCTTGGGTAGCTGGTTCAGGTGCTAATTCACATGCTTGGGGTTCAAGAAGTGCTGTACTTAACTCACTAGAATCAGAAACTAGCAGTGGTAGATATGTACAAACAATCGTTAATAGTCGTGGTGTTAAAACAGAAGATAACTATGTGTTTGCTATGGGTTACGGCACAGACGGTGCTAAATATGAAAATACTAAATTCCAAATTAAAGGTACAACTGGTACGGTTAAAGCAAAGGGTACTATAACTGCTGGGAACGATTTTGGTGACTATGCAGAGTATTTTGAGTCTCAATCAGGACAAGAAATACCTAACGGTTATTTAGTTACACTTGATGGAAGATATATTCGCAAAGCCAATTCAAATGATATCCCTATAGGTGTTATTTCAGGAACAGCAGGAGTTATTCTTGGAGATGCAATGTTCCATCATAAAGATAAATTCTTAAAAGATGAGTTTGGTGTAACACTTACTCAAATCAAAACTAATGAATGGCAAGACGATGAAGGGAATAAATACTCAGAAGAAGAAGAAGTTCCTATTCCTAATCCAGAATGGCAAGAATCAGACGGAGAGGAATATCTTGACCGTGCTAGTCGTCCTGAATGGAATGTAGTAGGCCTTGTAGGACAAGTATTTACTAGAATTGACTCTACAGTAAAACGTAACGATTATATCAAACCTAATAAAGGTATCGGCACTAAAGATAACAATAACGGTTTCTATAGAGTATTAGAAATAACTACACCATATGATTTTGAAAAAGGTTATGGTGTGGCAGTAGTATTAGTAAAATAAATAAGGAGGGCTTTAATCAATGACAAACGGTATTGATAAAAAAGCATTATTCAAATTAAAATCTGAACCTTATTTAAAACCTATTTCCGATTTGGGAGTAGGTTTTTATAATTTAGATGAGAACACAGCAATATTAAGATTTCAATTAAGTAATACAAAAGGACCTTTATTAATTCATGAAAATAACTTAACAGCTTATGCCTACTTTGAATCTACTAATGGTAGCGTGTCAGATGTAATTGAGTTAGAAATTGAAGATGGTTCTAAAGGGATAGTAACAATTACTTTAGATAAAGAGTTCTTACAAGCTAGCACATCTACAAAAGTCAAAGGTCAAGTTTATATTGGTGTTAATAATGTAGATGGAAATTCTGAATATAATGAGGTAGCTGTATTTAGAGAATTTACTTTTGAAGTAGCAGACGCACTAATTAATAAAATATCTTCATTCACTAAGATTGAATACATTCGTATGTTTGACCAATTAAAAATGCGTATTGAACAGAAAGTAAAGGATATCGAGGAAGCTATAGCTAATGGTGCAGATTACGTTGCTGAAATGAAGTCAGTGTTACAAGAAGGTGTTGAAACACTTAATGCAATTGTTGATGATGGGAAGAAAGATATTCAACAGTACATTAATCAAGCTAAGCAGGATGTAAACGCTACTAAAACAGATGCAGTAAATACCATGACACAAACAAAAACAGATATTTTAAAAGCTATTGATGATAAGAAAATTGTTAGTTCTTCTCAACTGGATGTTAAATTAAATGGTTTAAGTTGGCAGAAATATAAGTTAACTAGTGATGATGGAACATACCCAACGACTTCTCTAGCTAATAACTTAGATAATTTGAGAGCTTTAAAGCCAGGTAATTATTATGCTACAAACACTCCGATAGCGGGAGCAAGTTCGACAGCAGGCTTTGCAACAGTTGAATGGAGAAATGATAGCACAATTAAATTTATTACATTTAGACCTTATAATTCTCAACAAATATATGTAATGAGATATTACAATTCTTGGGGAGATTGGGAAAAAGTTTCATTTGATGAATCTAATTTAGCCAATGTTCAAAAATACAAATTAACTAATGATGACGGAACTAGAAAGTTTTTACCTAAAGGGAGTTTTACAGATGTAACTTCGTTATCACCTGGTTTCTACGAAACACCAACAGCACAAAACGCAACAGCTCAAGGTTTTCCTCCAGGTATTGACAATGAATATACAGTTTTTATAGATATAACTAAAGGCACTTTGGGTAGAACGCAAATCAAAGTTTCTCAAATTAGCAACTTTAAAACTTTCTTTAAATTAATTGACGCTAATGGCATAGATAGAGGTTGGAAAGAAATCACGAATAATCATACTGACACAGGTTGGGTGCCATTCCAATTGATTAATGGTGCAACAGCCAATACAGCATTTAAAGGCACCACAGATAATGGATTTGACTGTGCATATCGAATTGAAAAAAGAGGAAATGTCACTGAAAAGTCTGTAAGGATAAATGCATCTAAAATTTCTAATTTACAACAAATAGCTCAAATGCCTGAGGGCTTTGTTAAAAATGTACAATTTCATTATGTTAGAGTTCCTATAAATCAAGGTTATGGGTTGGTTGGAATTTTCCCAAGCGGAGCAGTATATGTATATATAGAATCTGATAAGCGTGACAGTTGGGATTCAACATCACAAAGTTACTACTTTTACGGAGAATTTAATTGGAAAGAATAGGAGGAAAGTTAAATGTTTAAACAAGTATTTTTATATGATGGAACACCATATCTAGCATTTGTTAATGACGAAGGTGAATATGACTACCCAGAAGAATCATGGACTGAAGTAGCTCCTCCTGAGGGGATTTATAGTCCATTTTATTTCAATGGTAATGAATGGGTGGGAGCCACTAAAGAAGAGTATGAAGCAACTCTACCTGGTAAAGAGCCTTATGTTCCGTCAAATGGTCAAAAGCAATTAGCACAAACACAAATGCAGTTAGCTAAAACAGCAGTTGAGATTCAAAAAACACAGAATCAATTAGCAGATGCAATGTTAGAAATTGCTAAATTGAAAGGAGAAAATTAACATGTATCCATCATTTGAGAGTATTAAATGGTTTTATGATATCAATTGTTACACTAACGAGGATATCCAAACTTACGTTGAATTAGGTGTAACTACTAAAGAAGAATATAAAGAAATCACTGGTGAAAAATATCCAGAACAACCACAGGCTTAGGCTTGTGGTTTTTATTTTATAGAAAGTGGGTGAATCTATGGAAGGCAAATTTGAATTACCACAAAAACAAGCTACTTTATCTTTATTTGGTTTAGGTGTGTTTGTTGATATAAGAGGTATGTATTGGTTTGTTAATCAAGAATCTGTATTAAATGAAAGTGAGTTCTACAAAGCGCTACATGAAGTTATGCCTATATGGTTGTGGGGACTCTTATTGCTTATTTTCGGCACATCCTTAATTCTCTCAAGTTTGTTTTTCGGTAAACGTTCTATTAACAATGTTTCCAATTACTTTATGTTAATAGGTGGCACAGGAAGCGCAATAATTCATTTCCTTATGGCTTCGGCAGGTATATATAATGCGATAAATTGGTTAACCCCAGCTCAATTTGTCGTTATGACAGCGTGGCTAGGTTTTGTTGGTTTTATGGGTGGTGTAGATATTTATGGCAGAAGATAAGTATGTACTACGTCATGAATGGGAAAACTCGCGGGGGAAGATTCACCAACGAATTAATGATGTAGACAAAAAGCATACAGATAGCTACAACCAATTACTGAATAAAGTAGACCAGCAAACTTTATTACAACAAAAGTCTTTTGAATCACAAGAAAAGTCAGAAAAACACTTAGAGAAGATAAGCGATTCTTTAACCACAGTTGGTACAAGAGTTACAGATTTAGAGTATAAGACACAAGCACATGGAGAAAAAATAACAAACTTACAAGGTCAATTAGACGCAGAGATGAAAGGTAATAGAGATGTGTTAATAAAAATGATTGGTACAGCAGGCGTCATTTTAGTTCCACTTATTGGACTTGTAGCACAATTTTTTAGATAAATAATAAGTCGGCACATTCGTGTCGGCTTTTTATTATGCACAACGACAGGTAAATAGATTTCTCAATGCAAAAGAGGGAGTTTCTCAGCGTCCTCTTTTTATTATATATGGAGGTTTTTAGATGAATATCACAAAAGGAACTGCAGTAAGAATACTAGCTTTAATTTTAGCTTTAATAAACCAACAACTTACAAAACATGGCATTAGTCCTATTCCAAGTGACGACCAAATGTTAAGCGATATCGTTGTGTGGATTATTGGTGCATATACTGCTTATAAAGATAATCCGATAACTAAAGAAGGTAAACAAGCCAACGATAAATTAAAAGAATTGAAGTATGAAAAAAAACAACCGACTAATGGTAAGGCACCTAGTGATTTTGACGCAGATAAAGACGGACAAATATAGGAGGGATTAAATGACTGTAAATAAAACTAAAGCGCAAGCAATAGCTTATATGAAAACTTTGAAAGGAAAAGGTTGGGACTTCGATGGTGCATTTGGGTTAATAATGTAGCCCAAATAAAATCTCGTGAATTGACTGGGAACCCCTAACGTAGAGTCGAGGGCAATCAGCAGCGAAGCCTACATGGTAACAGTGTAGGAACGTTCAACGACTAAGTATCGTCAATTGACGGACAGTGCGAGAATATAGGATTAAAATTACGATGTTTTGAATTTTTATGGTATACTGGAATTACAAAGAATACGGAGGGAAAAACGTATGGCAGATAATTTCGAAATCACATTAAGAAACGGAAGAAAAATAACTGAAGAAAACTGGTTATATAGAGAAAAACATATATTGCCTTTTTTAAAAAATCCCGATGACGCTAAGAGATATAGTTATGGTTCAGGCAAAAAAATATTTTTCAAATGTCCTTTATGTGGATTTGAAAGAAACGCTGTTATACAATCCGTAGTTGAAAACGGGTTTAATTGCAAAAAATGTAGTGATACTACTTCGATGCCTGAAAGGTTAACACTGTCTATACTGGACTCTATTAATGTTAATTACGAATACCAAAAAACTTTAAAAGGGCTACCGAATAGAATTTTTGACTTTTATTTGCCAACTTTGAATATAGCGATAGAACTTAATGGCGAGCAGCATTATAAAAAAACATCAATCTATAATTACAAAAGAACAATTGAGTCTGATGAAGATAAAAAGGTTTATTGCGAAAAAAATAATATAAACCTATACTTTATTAATTGTTATAGTGTAAACATTAATAACATCATCTTGCAAATATCTAATATAAAAGAACTTGAAACTGAAGATTTTGATATAAAAAATATAAAAAAACTTTTAGGTACTAGGTGTGTTAATGATACGTATAAAGATGTTTTAAAGTTGTACAACAAAGGGTTTTCGACAGATAAATTAGCTGAAAAGTACAGTTGCAGCAAAACCAAAATCAACTATATATTACAAAGACAAGGTGTAACTTTTAGAAATAGTGGTAAATCATATAAAAAAGTTAGATGTATTAACACACAAGAAGTTTTTGCTACAGTAAGAGATGCAACTACCTATGCTGGAATAAAAAACAACGTTAATATATGTGCAGTATGTTCAGGTAAACAAAAAACTGCAGGAAAACACCCTATAACAGGTGAACCATTAAAATGGGAATATGTAATGTAATTCTATATATGATATAGTCTAGTCTTACGTGAAAGCGTAAGGCTCTTTTTTAAAGAGCTATTTAATGTTATACAAGTGTATTGAGAAATCAATATAGGGAAAGGCATTAAATATAATACAACGGGCAATGTTTTGATCTAAGCAATATGCAATGGAACTATTTAACGGGTGGGAGATTAGCTGGTTATTACGCTAAGGATATTCCGTTTGAAAATAATTTCAATGGACTTGCGACGGTCTATAAAAATACGCCATCATTCCTTCCAGAAGAAGGGGATATTTTTGTAATGGATGAAAAGTATGGTGAAGGCGCTGGTCACACTGGTATGGTGTGGAGCGCTAACTTAAACACTTTCGTAGGATTAGAACAAAATTGGTACGGGGGTGGAAGATATAAAACAGAGGTCGCTCAACTTGTCACTCACACTTATGATATGAATATGTATTTCATTCGCCCACATTATAAAGCTAAAACAAGCGTTGTATCTAAAGTTAAAGACAAAGTGACAACTGTTACTAAACCTACGACAAAAGGCAAAAAGATTCTAATCGCCGCAGGACATGGATATAATGACCCTGGTGCAGTTGGTTACGGTACAAACGAACGTGACTTCATCCGTAAATATATTGCACCAAATGTACAAAAGTACCTTAAACAAGCTGGACACACTGTTGATTTATACGGTGGAAGTAAACAAGACCAAAATCTATATACAGATACGGCCTACGGAGAACGTATTGGGAACCACAAAGACTACGGCATGTATTGGGTACACAAGCAGAAATATGACATAGTCGTTGAATTACATCTTGATGCTGCAAGTCCTAGTGCAAGTGGTGGGCATGTAATCATTTCTAATCAATGGCCAGCGGATAAGATAGATAAAGATATTCATAACTGTTTAAAAGCTACTGTAGGTACAATCAGAGGTATTGACCCACGTAATGATTTACTCAATGCAAATGTATCAGGTAGATTAAATATAAATTACAGACTTGTTGAAATGGGATTCATTACCAATAAAAAAGATATGAATTATCTTAAAAAGAACTATGACAAGTTTAGTAAAGAACTTGCAGGGGCTATCAATGGTAAAGCAATTAATGGAACAAGTGGGGGAAGTAAAAAAATCACTTGGAACTGGAAAGGTAGATTTACTGCAAACACTACTATTAAAGTTAGACGTAAACCCGGATTAAGTGGTGCAGTTGTTGACAAAGGTTCTTGGATTTATAAAAATCAATGGGTAGATTTTGTAAGTGTGACTAAAAAGGATGGTTACTGGTGGATCAAATTTAAATACCCAACTAATCCAAGTGCTGGTTATTTCTACATGGCTATTTGTAAGATTACTGATAAAGATGAGAAGTTGAAAAAAGAGAAGAATTTATTCGGTAAGATTAAATATAAATAAGTAGGGTATAATTATATCAAGGTATACTCCAATTTACCTTAATACAGTAAAATTGTATTGAAGCCTCTTTACAGGGGTGTCGTTTTTATGTTATAAATTATTCAAGCAATATATTATTGTTAACCATTCAAATATACCTTACTAAAAGAAGTAGATACGTTGTCCCGTGTCTGCTTTTTTATGTTATAATAAATTTACCACGTGATCATATTAAAGGGGGAGGCATTTTATGTGCTTGCCCTATTTTTTTGTGGGATGTGTTGCTTATTTGCATGTAATAATTATACAATGTAAATATATATTGTTTTCAGCCATTGCTAACTTAATGTGGGCGTTTAATAAGAAGTAATAACAATAAAAAAATGTTAAACAATTTTCAAAGTGGGTATAGGTTATACTAAAAGTAATTAATATTATTAACGTAAATTGAAAATCATAATTAAAGTGTAAAACGTTTTTAATTAGATACTATTAACCATTGTTGGAATTTGACAGATAATTTTATTCAAAGTGAATAGGTGAATTTATGACTAAATTAGAAATAGTCTGTCACGGTACAGATAAAAAAACTTACGAAAAAGAAATAAAACCAAATAATAATCAACTGAAATCTCATTTTGACTCTAAAAACAGGGTTCCAAATGATTTAGGTGACGGAATATATGTTTATGGAAGTAATGATTTATTTAATGCAAATCGCTGTGCAGAAAAATACGCAAAAAAATATAGGAATAAGGGTAATGATCATATAACTCTCATTTTTTATTCACTAGATACAGATGAAAAGCATACATTAGATTTAGACGCTGAAGAACATAAAAATGCCTTTATAAAACTTCGTCAACAAACTGAAAGAAGTATAAAGGAAATGGCGAAAAATTATGATGAAAATAAGGGAAGAGGGCAATTAGATGGTATAATAATTAATATACTTAACAGAAAGCTGGATAACGAAATAAAAGTGATAAAAAAACAAACCTTTACGAAGTTTGATGATGAATATAGAATTTCTAATTTTCCAAATTCATTAGAGTACTGTGTAAAAGATAATGCATTACTTTCATTTAAGAATTATAAACATAAAAAAATAAGCGGGTGATTTAAAATGAAAATTGATTATAGTAAGATTAATTTTAGTCACAAAGATATTTATGAAGAAATGAAAAAAATGGGTTTAGATATTGAATTGAAAGATGAGTATAGATTTTTAAAAGAAAATAAAACATTTATCGAAAAAGATTCTTATAGTCTATTCTCGTCTACACAAAGTATCGAAAATAAAGAAAACTATGAATTTCTCTCTTTACTGAGTGAATTGAACAATTATGAAAATTTAAATACTTCATTTTCTTATGATGAAGATTCTAATAGTGAAGATGAATATATTGAATTTCAAAACATAATTACTGGTAAGGGATTGAATTACGATGTGAATAAAGATGAAAGGTTGATGATTGCCATATGAGTTCACCTCTAAATTTTAAGAATTTTGGGATTGAAAAAATGATCTATACAAATGATTATAAAAACCAAATAAAAAACAACAAGCTGAAACCTGATTTAGAATGTAATGTATTGCAGTCTAAAGAAGATGAAAGTAGGTTTAATGTAAGGTTGAACATTGAAATTGGTGACCAAGAATTTAAAGTTTATGATTTTTTTGTTAACGTTAGTATTATTGGTGAGTTTGAAACTAATGAAGTTGATAGTAATTTAGTACCTAATGCAATTGCTATATTATTTCCTTACTTAAGGTCACTTGTTTCAGACTTAACTTCTAAAGGTAATAAAAAACCTATAATCTTACCACCTATTAATATAAATGATTTGATTAAAAATGCTGAAGTACAAGATATTGATGAGTAATCCCCTAACTTATATTGGTGTTTTAAGTATTAGGGTGAAAATATAAGTAAAATATAATAAACACTCTCATCTTCCCACTTTTTGAAGTGGGATTTTTTTATTTACATACACGAACAAGTGTTCTACTATATTTATGAGGTGATAATATGAAAGTAGTGAATCCAGACGCACCAGATGAATATAAATACGAAACTGATTATCGTAAAATACCTAGAGAGTACCTTAACCCACGTATACCCCAAGGACGTGGCATGGTTAAATGGCAAGCCTTCAAGACATTACCCGAACAATACGAGCAACTAGAACAATACATACAAGACCAAAATAAGATTGATAGACCGTCATTAAGTGATCACCAATTGAATGATTTAAACGATAAGATGATATTTAAAATGTATAATGACCCAACAATAGAATTACGTTATTTTGTTGATGGATATATTAAAACTAAAGAGGGTTACATTCACAAAGTGGATGTCCACACACAAACACTACATTTATATGAAGAAACTGGATTCAGTAAAGTTAATTTGTTAGATATTGTGGAGATAAAATAATCCCACCTAAATGAACAGGTGGGTTGTTTTGCGTGTCAAATACGTGTCAATTTAGTTACATTTCTTTAATCTTAGTTAGAAACAAAACCTTGTTATTTAGCGTATTTAAGCCATTTTGATATGAATTAGAAAGTTAACTAATGCCCTCCCAGGACACTAATAGCGTTGAATAGCGCACATTCCAAACTTAGAAACCCCGTTGTTACGGGGTTTCTTTTATTTTGTCTACAATGCGATACAATAGAAAACAAAATTGCCTCTTTGTTAAAAAACAAAATATGAATATTTAATCGCAAATTTAGATTATTCAGTTGTCCGTGAGATGCGTTAATAGAATGTAAAAGCATGTCAGAATTTAATAAAGATAAGCGAGATAATGAAAATAGGTTGACGGTAATTGAAAGTATAATAAGTAATCATGAGGATTTGAAAGATATAAAAGAAGATTTGAAATTACTTCATAAACTTAATGCACAGAGTGATATAATGCTCAAAATAGTGGATGAAATCAAAGAAGATTTGAGGAAAGAATATTAGTGTATGTGGTAAAATATTAATGTGAGCAAGTTGGATAGATGGTGGCTAATCTCATTATAAATGGGGTGATGCCTATGAAATATGGTTTGACTCCTAGAAAGGAGTAACATTGACTGATTATGAAATGTTGATGATTGTTTTGACAATCATTGGCCTAGTATTAGTTAGTAAAAATGGCCATAAAAAATAACCATCTCTAGCTTTGGCGAGTTGTAGATGGTTATACAATCATTTATAAAAGCCACCGTCTTTTTAACGGTTCACTGGGGCGATACGCTTATGGTGTATTGCCCTTTTTCTATCTATAAATTAACACAACATAAAAATATTATCAATTGTTTAAGTCGGCATAGTCATGTTGGCTTTTTATTATGAGGGAAAAATGAAATGGATGTAAAAAATATTTTAATTGGCAATTTCATGGTATTGAAAAATATATAAGTGATGTTAAAAATAGTGCAACTGCACCTAGAGGAATAATGTTTTTACACCATACACGAGATTTAATTATAGAACCTCTAGATATTTATGTATAGATAGGTGGTAGGAGGGGGCATGTAAGTGACAATTTAAAAATTTTTTACTCTTTAGATCAAAACTGAGGTACACAGAATGTAGCAACTAACTATAGTTGGGACGTATATTTTTTTATGATATAAAATAAAAAAATAATATTTTAGTGGGGGATTATTTATATGATAAAATAAAAACGTGAGTAAGTTGGATAGATGGTGGCTAATCTCATTATAAATGGGGTGGTGCTTATGAAAGTGCCGACAAAATCTTTAGAAAGGAGACGCCTTGTGTGGTTTCAATTGTAGAAGCGCTACACTTAATGTTAGGTTTCGGTACTTTCATCGTTATCTTATTAGGTTTAGTTATCGCAATTGTTAAATTAAGCCATAAAAAATAACCATCGCTAACTTTGGCCGGTTTCGATGATTATTTTTTGATAATTATTAGTAACTAGCCACCGTCTTTTTAACGGGCTCACTGGGGCGATACACTTATGGTGTATTGCCCTTTTTCTATCTATAAATTAACACAACATAAAAATATTATCAATTGTTTAAGTCGGCATAGTCATGTTGGCTTTTTATTATGAGGAAAAAGAAATGTATGTAAAAGGTAACAGTAATCGCAAGAGTATTAAGTTTGGTTTTGACGTTAGTTAACCAAAGGTTATCAAATAAAGGTATTAACCCTATTCCAGTTGATGAGTCAACGTTATTAACAATGGCAGTACCATTAATTACGACATGGAAAGATGATTCCAATAACTAGTACAGTGATGCGTAATAGCAAAGAAGAGTGAAGCATTAAAATATGTTAGTTCTCGTATAGGCATCCAGCATGACGAGGGTGGTATTTATCAAAGGCATGCTGCCGATTGGAGTATTCATGTTAGTAATAGTATTAGGAAATTAAATTATATATCTGTCATATCTCAATGATAGGGCAGGCGTTTATGTGTTTGAGCTTTTTGCATATTTATTTACTATATTTTATTTATAAAAAATAAATGTGACGAATATGTTAGTTTTTAAATTATTAATTTTTGTTATTATAGTTGTGTAATGTTCTATAAGAGATAATAATTTTGTTTAGAGGTAATAACTATGTTTTTATTTTTTAGATTATTTGTTTTAGTTTGTTTTATGATGGCAGATAGCAATGATAAATATTTTATTGTTCACAGTTATTATACTGTTGTTAGTCATATTTCTTATGAGATATTCAGTTTATTTAAATAGCGAAGAAGCATATTATGGAATAGTTTGGAAATAGAAAAACAAAAATTGCAAAGTGATAATTTTAAAGTATATAACAAAAGTACGTACTTTCGTACTTGTCTGTTTCTATATAGTTGGAGCATATTATAGGAGGTTGATAAAAAGTGAAAAATAAGAAAACTAAAAAGAATAAATATAAAGATGAATATACTCATGATGATCCTTTTTGGGAAACATCAAAAACAGATATAATAATTGAAATCGCCTTACAGATATTAGGAGTTACCGTTAGGATTCTAAAAGGATTATTACATTAATTGAAATATGTATAAAAAACACGATTTTTTAAGAAGGATATTAGTATTTGTACTTTTAATCGTCTATAATTTGAACAGTTTGTAAGTCTTGCGGTTAGATGCTTCGCCGTATGCCTATTTTTTTGTTAAAACAGATGTATAGATTACTATACGAACATTGCAACTACATATATTTAATTGGTGGGTTATTTTTATGTGAATTATCCTGACATGAGAAAATGATGTCAATAAAGATCAATGATTATTAATTCCATTACGTACATAATAGCTATCAAGAATTAACGTAATATATATTGCTAAGATATAACAATGATAAAAATGAAATAATTATTATTGGAGGTGCTTCACATAATAACTTTCATATTGATTTGTATATACTTAAATTCTATTTTAATATTAATGAATGCTATTGACTTTATAAAAATTACAATTAAAGTAAAATATTTGAAAATATCATGTGAAGAATGCGATTTAAAAATTAAAAGAAAAGTTTATAGAGTTTCTATTTGTTTAGTAATAATAGCAATTTTATTTTTGGCTTACTTAATGACTTTATAAGTTAATTATGAATAATTGTTGCATAGTAAAAGTGAAGGCGTTGATTTTGAATAATTTAAATAATGAATTTTCATACCATGTCGTTTAACGTTAATATCTATTGTAATTCAACGTTTAGTTCTTAAATATAATCATAAAACCCATCTGAATGAATAGGTGGGTTTTATTTCGTTATTTTATTTATCATTAAAGTATCTGCTACAATAAATCCCGAAAAATGTTTTAGGAAATACTATCAGGGTATTAAAGAATAGCAGACAATAAAGTTATCTATTTAATTAAGCGAAAGTCATTTTTTGGGTAAATGCTTGAGTGTAAAGTTAATTTAGAGATTTAGTTATTAATGTATTTGTCGTATTTTAAAACTATCAACATAGACGCCTATAAGTTGTCTATTGATTTGTCTAGCAAAGAAAAGGAGTGTTTAT